GCATATGCCATTTTATTGGCAATGCCTTCTTTATACTTGACTCTTTCTACTTCATCCAACTGGATAAAACTTTTAAAGTTCTTCATCTACATTTCCTTCTGAACTGGATTGAAATTCTTCTTCACCATTAGATGCGACTTCTTCTTCGCTATCTTTGAAAAGTGAACTAGCTAATTCCATTCTTTTAACTTCAATATGATTCTGTATCTTGTCATTTAATGCATCAAGAATTGAGTTTTTAAACTCAGTTGGTCTTGCATCATATGCGTGTTGAATTGCTGTTTGTACATTTTCCATGTTATATTTCCTTTTGTTTGCTAACTTATTTATACTTTATCGGTTTTAAGCATTATAATATGGCATTAAATAGTCTTTACCACCAATGTTTACTGACATAAACCCTACTGGATTACTCGGAAGCACTGCATTTCCAGAAGTTGCCGTTTGTGATCCTGCTGACGATGGATTGATTCTAATTCCACCAGCAACAACAACCGCATCATTGTCACCCACTTTAGATATGTTATCGTCTTTGAAGACAAGCAATCTATGAATGTTGTCGATGAATGTTGCAGTACCAAAATTATTTGTGGGCGCAATGCCCAATGGTCCAATAACATATCTAACGCTTGGCTGAGAAATTATTAATGTTGACTCTATCGATGGGAACGGAACATTGTCAATTTCCATGTTGATTTGAGAATTACCAAATACAACATCAACACCAATTGACTCTAACTTTATATTTCTCGATAGTAAAGAAGTTCCAAATAGTATTTCAGGTTCAATAGAATTTGGAGTTATTACATATTTTACATTACTCAATCCAAATGTAAGATTGGATGTAATGGAGTATTCTAGTGACGCAATTACTTCAGAGATTGATGTGCTTGCATAATTCTGAATTGGGTAAATTGATAGTGCTTCAATCCTATCGCCCAATATAACATTTTGATTATATACAAATCGTGTTGCACCAAGGGCAGAAGTCGAATCTATAGAATCAACATAAATTATTGAATTTAGTTGTGAGTCGCCAAATAAATTGATAGGTAAAACTACATCATCAAATCTTGTTGCTTGATAATCTAATACGGTTACATTTCCAAATTCAACAACATTTAAATTATCATACAGTACTGCATTTTGATATATAAACTGAGTCGCCATATCATTACGATTTCAAAGACATTTGAGAATTAAAGAGAAAATATTTTGTTCGCACCACTAGAGAATACTACAGTAATATCACCGCCGTTAGGTAGAATTGGCAAACCAGTTGCGTTATCGATATATGCAATTAATCTAGATGTGCCTTGAACTCCAGTGTCTGAAAATATAAGAAGTGCTTCACAATTTGCGCCAGTAACAGATGTAAATGTCGCATCATCTGCATCGAAAATTCCGTTAGTAATTGTTTTATTGGCCAGCGTTGCGGTTGAAATTACAGCCGAATTTGATACATCACTTCGAAATTCATGTGCTGTGCTGTAAGTATAAACACCAGTATCGATAAGTGCCAACGTAATTGTGTTAGCTGCCATATTGATAGCGCCATTTAAAAATGCTTGTTTTGCTTTTGGGTAAAGTGCGTTTGCCATGTAGATTGCTCCTAGTTTTTACTTATTTATAAAACAACAGGTGTTCCGATTTTTATGAATGCTTTTGTTGATGAGATTGCGTAACCAATTTTTAAAGAAAATGCCGCACCGTCAATTGTAGATGTTGTCACTATTGTACCATTACTTCCAAGATACAATGACTGTTCTGGAGTCCAAGTCCATGATGGATTTGTGATAGCACCAAATGTAACTGTTTCTCCTGCATCATCTAAAACACCTAAAACTCTGTCAATTTGTGTTATTTCTAGTGATGTTGCAAGGACAGTTTGTGCATTAGCATTCAAAGCAACAATCTTATATTGAGTTGCGGTGCTATTATTAAAATTTAAATTTAATGATTCGGATGCGCCAGCGCCACCAGTATTTGCTTGAGCAAATGCAGAGTTTGCTACACTAAGTGCAGTATTTGCAATGCTTCTAGCAAGAGAATCAATATTTGTTGCGGCTGTTGTTTGTACTGTGCTATCTGGGAATGTTAATGTACCATCTTCATTGAATGTCCAGTTTTGTGATACTCCTCCAGTATTGGCTCTAATTTGAACATTTGTATGAGCATATAATTCAGCAGATACCGTCCCCATTATCAACGCAGTAGTATCATCACTAGTAGTTGTTAGATATGCAACGTTGGCTCCGTAAGTAGTAAAATCTAGTTTAGCATTTCCTAATCCACTAATTGGTCCTGCTAATGTTAAGTTGCCATTTTCGCTAAGGCTAACTATACTAGCACCGTTGACTAATTGGCTGGTGCCAGTGTTTGCTTTTGCAAATGCAGAGTTAGCTGTAGAGAATGCACTATTAGCAATTGAACGTGCCACGTTATCGGTACCAGCGGCACCACCTGTATTGGCTTGATTGTATGCGGCTTGTGCTAGAGTAGTTGCTGTGTTGGCTTGTACAAAAGCAGAATTTGCTTGAGTGAATGCCGAGTTTGCTCTTGTTCGTGCAAATGTATCTATTGTGCCACCACCGCCACCAGATTGTTCTACGAATTTGAATTTTTTCGATGCTTCATCATACGACAAAACATAACCATCTGTGATACTATCTCTATCAACGTCATCTAAGTAGCGTAGATTTACTTCACCAGAGCCAGTTGAGCCTCCGTGTTGTCCGCCAGATTTAATAATTACGGCATTGACTTTTGTTTTGAATGCGTTAACATCTTTCTGAACATTATCAATAAACTTTTGAAACTTTTCTTCAACAGGTTTTATATCTCCGTCTTTACCATCTTTACCTGGAATGCCTTGAATACCCTGTGGCCCGATTTCGCCTCTTGGTCCGACTGATCCTTGAATCCCTTGTTGTCCGTCTCGACCTCGGTCACCTTTGTCACCCTTAAGACCTCGCTCACCTTGAATACCCTGTGCGCCAACTGGTCCACTGGGACCAATTTTGCCCGCTTCTCCATCTCTTCCGTCCAGACCATTTTTTCCATTTTCGCCTTTATCGCCCTTCAGCCCTTGCGGACCAATCTCACCAGAAATGCCTTGTATACCTTGTTCGCCTTGCGGACCACGTTCGCCCTGTTCGCCTCTGTCTCCCTTATCCCCTTTTATTCCCTGCGGACCTTCAGGCCCAATTTCTCCCTGTTGACCAACATCACCTTTTTCACCACGTTCGCCAACATCGCCCTTGTCACCTTTGTCGCCTTTAGGTCCCTGAGCGCCAGTTGCACCAAGGGCTCCACGTGGACCGACTGGACCGGGAACTTGTTCAACGATTGCTTCTGTTGTTTTCTTTTCTAAAAGAGATACAAATTCTGTCTTAAGTTTTTGTATCTCTTGTCTTGTGTATGCTACGGATGTTGCAACAGAAACTGCTTCGCTGAGAGTACCGCTAAGATTAGTTTCCTTCTTTGTCACCTTTAGCCTCTTCAACTAATGTGCCAAAAAATGCAGTCATAGATTTAGCCAATTCTCTTTGGTCTACATCATCAATTACTCTAGTGTTTTCAGTTTCTTCTTTTTTTACACTCACAACAAGTTGTTGCGGTGGAGGTGCAGGTGGTGCTGGAGGTGGCAAATCTTCTGCTACAGAATCTTCTCCTTCCATGTTTGCTTTGTCTTCTTCCATCTCTTCGTCCATCTGTTTTATATCTTCTTCGCTCTGATGTAAAACATTTTTTCTGATGTAATTGATGGAGAAATATTTGCCGACATATCCGTCAATGTCTGAAAGAACACTCAATCGATCTTTCATCAATTCAGCATTTTTAAGTTCGCTGAAGTGTGAGTCTGATTGATAGTCATAGCTTATTTCTTCTTTCATTTGTTCCCACTCTTTGCGAGTGCAAACGCCCTTAAGAAGAAGCTGTGTTTCAAGCATCTTGTCGAACAAGTGTGAGAATCTTAAACGCAAACGTGAAATGAATTTACCAAACTTCAATTCATCTCTGGTAATTTCAGAAGCACGACCTAAAGAAAATCCATTGTCAGATTCTATACGAGAAACTGGAACGTTCAATGACTTGAACATTTTCTTTTGAAAGTATAATACATCATCAATCTCACCTAAGTTTTGTCCACCTTGTAGTGTGGTAATCTCAGTACCTTTACCACCTTCTCTACGTGGCAACCAGAAGTCTTCTAGCATTGTTTGAAATCTTCTGTCATCACGAATTTCACCAGTCTGTGCATCATAAACCAGTTTGTTTTTATACTTCTGCATAATTTCACGCAAGTACTGTTCAGCCTTCATCTTAGGTAAATTACCTACGTCAATGTAAAAGATTCTACGTTCTGGTGCCCTTGAAATACGATAGATAACTGTCGCATCTTCAAGCATACGTAATTGATTGAGGGGTTTGATTGCTTTGTGTAGATGAGAAACAATTACTTTGCCATCTTTGTCTGTGATACCTGAGTTAGTATAGCAAACTGAATCTAATGCAATTTTGATACCTTGCGAACCATCTCTAGCAAATCCTTTATCAGAATAGATAAAGTATTCGTGATATCGTTGTGTTGTGTCTGCTGTTCCAGGGCGATTGTCAGTTCTTTTGTTTTCACGTACTTTACGAATTTTACGTGGATCGATGTAACGAACTTCTTTCAATCCTGCTCTAGGATTCTTTTCATCAATGACCATGTGATAATACAATCGTCCGTCAACGTACCATCTACGGAAGATATCATAGCCCTGATTGTTAAAGTCAAGAAGTTTCATAATGTAATGATATTCATCACGAATTTTTTTCTTGATTGCTTCTGGTTGTTCAAGTTTATCTAAAATAATTTGAACTGGATAATCACCATCTTCAAAAACTAATGATTCATTTACAATGTCTTCGATAGCCGCATCGCACTCTGGCTGAAGTGCCATCTCACGATACTTCTTAATTAAATCTGCATCTGTTCTAATCTGTCCTTCAAGGTCCATGTATGTACCATAAACACCGCCGCCAGAAATTGCAACGGAAGCATCATCATCGGTAGGTGGAACAAACGATCTTAACTGTTCTGCTTCAACATCATCTTTACCAATTTTATATCCAAAAAGTTTTATCGCCATATTTGAGTCTCTCTAAAAAGAAATGGGGGCGTAATAGCCCCCATTATTGACAACTATTACGCAATTATTTATGTTGCGTAAAATTCATTATTTAATTCTTTTTTTATGATCCTGTTCCTGCCGCAGGTTCGCCATCTCCGACACCAACATCAAGATAATGATATTGGAATGTAACAGTAAATTCTTGAACTGCATCCGTAGTGTCGTAAGACAAATCAATAGCTGAAACATCAGTTGGAAACGCATCAAACAATTTATATTTTCTAGCAACTGATCCATCAGGTTTTAACTGATTGACAGTAATAGTGCAACGATATGAATCTGTGCCATCTCTTAACGCTTCTTCTCCGTCAACATTAACAATGCTGTTTAACCAATTGTCGAAAGATTTGCGAATGTCTTGATTGTCATCATTAATGAATGTTGCTGTCCAGTCTGCGTATGTTCTATCGCCAGGAATCTTAATGCGTCTTCCTCTGAATGGAACTTCAATAACGCCTAATGTGAATGCTGGAATAGCACCAGATTTACATAGAATAGGAACGTTAGCTAAATTAACACCTGTTATTGTTTCTTCAACTTCAATTTCCATACGAAATAAATTTGCTTTTGATCCGCCATTTAGTTTTTCTCTAAAGGTATCAATACTGAAAAATTCGTTTGCCATTTTTTATTCCTTATTCGAATGTAAAGTAGTCGTAAGACCAAGTTACAGTAAACTCTTCGAGAGTATCTGTAGAGTCATAAGACAAATCAATAGTACTGATATCTTGTGGCCAACAGTTGACTAGCGTATATGTATAGATAACATCGCCCGCTTGATTGAGTTGTTCAACTAAAATGGTAGAAAATTCTGTTGCAGTTCCACCAGTTCTAGTTTTGGAAGTTTCTGAATTATAATCAGTAACTCCATATTCTCTCTGCAAGTCTTCTAATGCTTCTCTAATTGTATGATTAGAGTCATTGATAACTGTTGTTGTCCAGTCAGCGAATGTTCTATCTCCAGCCGCTTTAAATCTTCTGCCAGCTGAGAATGGAACTTCGATGATGCCTAAAGTTGATCCTGGCAGTTGAGCTGCCTTGCACAAGTAACTAAAGTCATCATCTCTGCCGGTATCAGCCAATCCTGTTAAGGTAACTCTAAACAAATTTGAACGGGCGCCCGTATTAAGAGCGTCCTTCATATTTTGAATTGTTGTAATTGCCATATAATTCTCCTTGTTTATTCTCTATTATTTATGCGGCAATTTCAGCAAATGTAGCGGTACCTCTTACAGAGACAAAGTTAAGTTGAATGAAGTTAACAGAACGAATTGGTTGTACGAAAATATCGCAAACAAATTCGTTAGAATTTACTACATCTTCTGGATTGTTTGTTGCGTCACAAACAACTCTGAACGCTGTAATACCTCTTCTAGACTGAACGCTTCTCAAGTAAGGAACAACTAGACTTACGAAACCACTTCTTGTTGTTTCATCGTTTTGGTCAAACAATACATTGTCTGCGGCTTGTCCAATTGTCTTTTGCAATTCAATGAACAATCTACGAACGTTAACACGATTCATTGAAGTGTTTCTTAATGTGAATGTCTTGTCGCCAAATAAAACTGTACCTTGACCAACTTGTGTAATCACTGGATTAACTGAGGCTTTGTACAATGTATCTCTGTCAGCTTGATTTGGATTGTATGCCAAGCGAACTAAGTTTTGAATACGTCCATTGCTGAAACCTGCTGGAGACAACCATGGCTCACGTTGGAAATCGTTACGTGCCATACAACCTGCTGTGTCAGCATTCAATGGCACATAAACGTATGCATCATTATACTTGTCGTACTGATATTTCCAACCGCTGTCTGCAATTGCGTATGTAGAACGTGTAACTGTGTCTGCCCATGCAGTGATTGAAGTCGCTTCAGAACCAGCATTGTTAACAACGTTTGCTCTCAATGGAGATACACAAACAACAACGTCTTTTCTAACTTCAGCAACGTCAGCAATAATTCTGTTTGCTACAGTAGCATTTGCTTGACCAGTTATAATAATAGATGCTGGAACTTCTTGCTTGTTTGCAAGCAAAACATAAGATGTTGATCTATCGCCATCTGACAATGTATTACCATCAGAACCACCAGCCAAAGTGTATGTCTCAGGTGTGTTTACTGCTGTGTAGGTTGTGCTAGACAATGTGTTACCCCAATTGGTACCAGAACTGTCGTGAGCAGTCCACCAAACCCAATTAGAACGTTCGTTGATAACTGTTTTATAGAAATTGCTACCACCAGCATCAGCTTTAGCATCAGAGCCCTTAGAAAGATATGCATACTTTTCTAAAACTGCACCTGCTGTTCCAGTAATTTCACCTGTTCTGTCTTGAACAACAACGTGCAATTCATCGCCAGTTGCACCAGCCAATGTTCCTGCTGTAGATGTTCCTGGTGCAGAATCAAACTCACCAAAGAATTCCCAACGGCGTACGCCTGTAGCGGCTGAAGCACCAGTTAAATGTGCAGATTCGAGTGTCAATGATGTTGCATTAGCAATGGCAGTAACTTTAGTTGCACGACCACCCAATACTAAAATATCGCCAACTTGCATTTGTGTGTTGGCAGACGTACCAGTACCAGTAACTGTTGTAGAACCTGCTGTTACGCTATATGTTCCAGTCAATGTGTTAGAATATGCATTTGCACTTGGGCAAACAGAAACTTTAAGTGCATTTCCTAATGCACCAGAATAACGAGCGGCCCAAGGACCAACGTTAAATGATGCTGTGTTAATGTATGCGTCTTCATTCTTAATAGATGTACCAGTACCCGCTGAGCCTGAACCAGTTGTTGCTTCTGCTGTAGCATTCAACGCTGTGTTTGCGGCACGAACAACGAACAATGAACCAGAGTAGCCCAAAAAGTTAGCGGCTGACAAAAAGTCAACGGCGTTAGTTGCATTTGGCTTACCAAATCTATTTACTAATTCGGTTTCATTAGTAACTTGTGTTGCTTTATCGATAGGACCCCAACGAAACTGACCAGAAAATCCGCCAGAGGTTGAAGATACTGACTGTGAGGAAGACACCAAATCTGTTTCGGTAATCTTGATTCCTGGTGAAATTAGACTTATAGCCATTGAATTCTCCTTGTTATAATGATGTTAGGTTTGTTTAATTTATTTATAAAAAATCAGATTTGCGATAGTTTTCTACTTGCCAAACTTGTCCTCCCGCATCAACTAATTGATCTTCTTCGTCACCATTATTTATAAATCCAAAAGGAGTGACTTCCTCTTCAATCATTTTGATTCTTGCTTCGTACAATTCTTTTCGTATGTTAATATTTGTCAACTCTTTAAAGTACGAGTTTGTTGTCAACCATGAAAATAACACAAGAGGCATAACTAAGTCATCGTGATATCCTTCGTCAGCGGAATAACTGTTTCTTTTTTCAATGAATGTTGAAATCTCAGCTATAGTGTCAGCATCGTTGATAATGAGTTTTTTCTCTTCGACCAATGACTTGAAGTTAGAGCATCCAATGCGTTTAACTTTCTTGTCTGTAATAACACCAAGCTGAGTTTTATTTCCGCCAAACCCACCATTAACAACTTGACCTTGAGGTGTTCTGCTAACGGAAATGATGTTTTCATATTCATACTCACCATAAAGAATCTCTGCAACTTGTTCTGAAGAATTGATTTCAATTAGAACGTATGCTTCATTGTATTCTTTGCCGATTCTGTACAATACTGACGGATATAGGAGTGGGCTGATTTGATTGTTTCTGTACTTACCCACAATCTTGTATGGCATTTTAGTTATATCTAAGATTTGAAATGCCGAATAGTCACCACCGACACCCTTTGCTGTATCTGCAACGATGCAATACGCATGATCTTTTTCAACATTCTCATAAATGTCAAGCCCATCTTTTTGGTAAAGAATAGGGCTGGCTGACATTTGTGCGATAGAGTCAGAAGCAATGAGTGTGAGACTAGAACCCAAGAAGTTACAAAGAACCTCTTGATTGAATTT